GAGAGGACTGACGGTTGAAGATACCACGCTCACCTGACTTACTCTCATACAAGGCAAGCCACTCACGCATGAACGTACCCATCTGTGGCTTCTCTTTGTAGGCAACGCTGTTGTTAGCCAGCGCACGTTGCCCCTCGTTCTCCCACCACTGACCTGCTTTGGCATGACGCATCTGGTCATCATTGAGGTTAGACAGTGAGATGAGTGCGCTGCGTCTGACGCCCCCGACGACAACAACTTCACCAATCTTGCACATGAGGTCATGGCATTCAATAGGGTACAGGCGACGACCTGCTGCCTTCTTGAACATGTCCACAGTAAACTGGAACAATTCCTCAAGTGGGGCTGGGCCACTTGCTCTACCGCCAAAGGTCTTGAGACGTGCGCCAGCAGGGCGAACCTCTGACGTATCCCATTGGGGTACTTGTCCTGCGTACAGGAGTGACACGAGTTCACGCAGGGACTTGGCCCAGCCCGGACGAGAATCGCCAACCTTGATAACGGTATCTGTACTGTGCATATCTTCGTTGACGATTGGCAGCTTATCCGTGTGATGACGTTCCACGGAGAAGCCTACACCAGTGCCGCACATGAGGATATACATAGTCTCGTCAAAGGCACGAGGGTTATCCACAGGTACATACGAGCAGTTGTAACCGCCGACATGACATCGGTCAAGTGCAGGGCCAGCGGTCATCAATGCTCTCATACTTGGCATGATGTCTTGGTCAAGCACAGCAGTCTCAAGTTCGCCACGCAGATCGTCTGGCATGGCGTAGTTATGTTTATCTTTGAGATGCTTGCTCATGTAATCAAAGTATCGCTCGACTGTTTCCATCCAAGTCTCGCGACGCTGCTCATCCTCTTTCCACCGAGCGTAGCGAGAAAGGGCTATAAAGTTCTGATAGTCTGTAGGCAGATAATTGTTCATTGTGTCACTCCGTTATAGTTCTAATATGCCTAATGTCTGCGCCGTCTACATCATAGAAATACTCGCGCAAACCATCTTCAATCTCTGCCCCCACATCTTCATCTGCAGGGACAGGATATTCTTCGGGGTCTATCTCAATCGTGATAAAGACCTTAACTCTCATCGTAGCAGCCTTCTACTTCCTCTATCAGCTTGGTTAGATACCACTGTGCTTTCTTGAGGTCTTCTGTACCATTCTTGTAGCGGTAACGCCACAGATACTTCAGGATGTTGCCCTGTAAGTAATACTCATAGCCATCACCTGTAGAAGCGCGGATGGCGTCAATGCACTCGACTCCAGTCTTGTTGTAGTGAGGTGGACTGTTGACCATATCGGTTTGTTGCGCAGCCCAATTAGCGTTTGCCATGCTTTGAAGGCTTGCCATGCTCTCTTCCTTTGCTTTCATCCTCATAAACTCCTCATGTCTCATCAGGCGCTGCCTTTGGTTTTGCTTCCGAAATTAAGGTGTACGATATTACCATCTCCTTGGGTAATTTCAAGTGACAACTCTTCTTGGCCGTCATCTTCCTCATCTTCTTGACGCATAACAAAATCATGAGCCATTTGACCAAACTCTGCATGGTTCTCCATGATAGGAACAGATGCACAAACCATCTTGCATAGATGCATAATCTGCCCGTAGTCATCGTCGTCTAGATCATTGTCACCGGCAGATAGAATCGATACGTCGATCTGTCCTGTCCATTCTTGTTTTTCCATGATAGGGCGAATCCTAATCAGAAAGTCTTCATCATCGATATAGTCTTTAAAGGTCATTGGTCATCTCCTTTTCACTTTGTTGCCACCAAACTTGATAAACTTAGGATGTTTGTTCTTGCCTTTTTCGTTGAGCCAATCTTCTGGAATGATCCTATCATAGTACTTAAAGCCATACTTGATGCACCATTGTCCGTACGTAGACTTAGCACCCTTACGTAACTTACGTCTACTATTCTCGAATACAAACCGAATGTCAAGAGTAGGGTGCTGCTTTTTTACAGCTAAATGTTTGCGGCGATCTGCCGCAGTGAACATGCCCTTCGTCTCAATGATTATTCCGTTGTGCAGCACGAAGTCTGGAGTATAAGTGCGGTACGCAAGGTCTTCCCACTCAATCTTGAGTTTCTCGTAGTCGTATGTAACTTTGAGTTCATCAAGATAAAGAGACAGCTTGTGTTCAAGCCCACTCCTGTACCCATACTTTCGTGCTGCACGAAATGCTGCGTGACTAGGCATATTCGTCTGCCAAACTCACGTACGCTACTGTCTTCGGCTGCTTTGCCTGTGAGGCAACGGCAGGACGTTCCTCAAGTCCGGGCCAACAAGAGAACCGATATCTACAGAAACCACACTCTGTGCCTAGAACCATGTTTCCTGTAGGATTTCCTCTGAAAGTCTCAGGCACAGGGTCAAAGCAGCGTTCAAATCTGTTTTCTTCAACCGTTGCCGCCGTCTGCTTAATATTGTCGATTTGTTCGTCGATGTCAATACCTTCCGCCGGAACATATTTGAATTGACCATTTGCTTTGTTCACTACCCACCAGCCGCCAGCACGTTTGCCGGAAGCCTTTGCGTAGCCAGCAAGCTGTGCTACATACCCAAAAGCATCACCCTGTCTAAGAGTATCGAAGGATTCAAACTTGTGAGTATAAGACCAATTAGAGGCTGACTTGATATCATCAACAGCATCATCAATAACAATATCATAGGAACCATCGATGGATGTATTGTCATCAATCTCAAGTGTAACCTTTGCAGTATCTTCATACTTAACTCCCGCTTCTTTGAGGAGACCTTTGAAGACAGCTTCAACGATGTCTCCAAGCATCATGTTCATCACAAACGTCGTTGGCAGAGGTAACGCTTTCTCTGGCTCATTCTTTTCAAACCAAAGTTGACAGGCTGGCCTACCCACATTTGACATACGTAGACCAAACCTATCACGCTTGTTGCCCCCACCAAACTGACGTGCAACAGAATCCATGACATCCGTGCCAATCTGTTTGATTGTCTCAGATGACATAGTGGATTTGCCATTAGCGGCATCCTCCATATACTGATGCAGGGCCAGTTCAGCAGGGTGCTTCATTAGGCTGCTTCCTCTTCGTCTACTTCGACATCTACGAGATCATCTACAATCTCCATATCATCGTCATCAATTTGCGAATTGGCTTTCTCTGCCCACGAATTTGCGATGTAGGTATTGTAGTTGTCCGTCCACGACATGAAGTCACCAAACATAGTATGTTCAGCTTCTGTGATGTCGAGAGTCTTAGACAAATCAAGAGACACGACAGGTACGTAGAAGCTATTGCCGTTTGGCAGCTTACGTTCTTCCGTGTTGGCCGTAATGATGTGCTGGATTGGAAGCCGCTGCATCTTTGCCAGCTTGGTCATAGAGTCACCAACCAGCTTGAATGCGTCGCGATTGTCAATCTCCCAGATGAATGGGCTTTGATCAACGGTTACTTCTTCTCCCTTCTCATTAGTAGCACCAATGAGAGTTACCTCACCGAGAATAACGCGGACACGCTTGATCTGCTTGATAAGGTCTTTCGTCTTATCCGGCAGGGCATTGAAGTCCTTGATATAGCCAGCGGGTTTGCCACAGTTAAAGCCACCGTCATTGTCCTTCAAATCCATATTTAGATTGTCGGCCATGATAGTCTTGATGTAGCGGTTGGGCATCTTGTCATTGCCCTTCATAAAACGCTTGTACATATAACGCTGCAGGTACGGGCGAATCTTGACAGAGGTAGCGTAGTACATAGGGCCATCTGGAATCTCCAGACGATATGCACCAGCCTGTACTACTTCCATGTTGACCTTCTTACCACCTACATCCCCTTCTCCCATGATGGGAGAGTGTGAGATGCGAAGACGCGGCAAGCTGCTGCTCTTCTGCGAGGTGTTAGTCTCATTTGCAATACCCATTGCCTTTGCCATCATGGCGTAGTTGTTGGTATCGATTGTTGTCAGTTCCATATTTTATACTCCTTCTTTGAGTTGGAAAGCATAGTTATATCACGACACGTCTTTCGTGTCAAGCCAGTTGGGGCCGATTTTTGCCTCTAGTAATAGTGGTACATTGAATACTAACCCCCAACGTATAGTAATCAAGTCAGGCAACTCCCTGTTTGTCTGTGCAATCACCTCAATAACATTCCTTTCTTCGTCTGGGTGAACGTCAATGACAATAGAGTCATGAACAGTGTTTACTACGCATGACTTCATGTTGTCAAGCAACTTATCGATATGCAGAAGTGCAACAGGAACAATATCCGCTGTAGCAAAAGACTGCACTGGATAATTCTTGATCTGCGTGAAGTGAGAGATTCGTCCGCTAGGCTTCCGGTGGACTGTAGGAAACGCAAACTCACGACCAGAGGGCGTCACAATCTTACGTGTGCTTAGAGCCTCTTTAGCCAGTTTGGTATGCCATACCCCAATCTCTTTGTACTTCTCTGTGAAGTGTTCGTAATACTTCGCTTCCGCTGCAGTTCGCCCAAATCCCGTTGCGCCATAAAGCGGAGCAAACGTATGCGCCTTTGCAGTCTGGCGATCCGTAGGTTGACCAGCATCTGTAATAACTTGAGCGGTGTATGAGTGTACATCAAATCCAGTAGATACTTCTTCAATAGCAACTCCATCCTGTGAGAGATAAGCCGCTGTGCGAAACTCTAGCTGTGCAAAGTCGGCTTCCATGATCTTGCCTCCGTCGAAGCGAGATACGAATACTTTTTTGACAGGGAACGTAC